CATGCATAATCAGTAACATGGCCTCTACTGAGCGATCTCTGCAAATGTCGATCCGTCTATCTCATGAGGAAGTTGAACTCCGGGACAAATTAGCGCACCATTTGGGGATTGACCATGCAGGCGTAATGCGAATGGCTCTCTTGAGATTGGCAAGATCCGAAGAAATTATGACCTCAGAAGTGAAAAAGGCCGTACCCGAAGGCACGGCCAGGAGGAAGAGGTGATGTTTGATCGTGATAAGGTAAAGCGCATTCCAGTAACAGAAATACTCGAACCTGCCGCTCCGGGCATTCACAAAATGCTAGGACGCAGGAAAATGGATCATTATGTTCGAGCCGCGGATTATGACAAGCTTCTAGCGCTTTACGATGATTTGCTCGCCGATTGCACTCGTATGGCGCTCAGGATGGTCAACATGCATGACAAGAATACCTCTAAGTAGCCCTAAGCAGCGTAACATCCTCCACAGCCCGCGAACCCACCTGCTTGAACCAGAGCGAATCGGTAAGATGATCCGCAGCCCCGTTCCAATCACCGGCCTTGAGTGAAGCGATTGTGTCATGGAACTCCATGAACCCCCGAAGTCCAAGATTGAAGATTACATCCTGCACAACCGCCTGAACATCGCAGGGCATCTGGCCGAAGTTCGGAAACAAGGTTTTAGCCTGTGCGTTCACCATTCCCAATTGCAGATCAAGAATAGCGTCGGCCTGAGCCTCTGTGATCGCAGCGCCGTTTCTAATGGCCTCGTAATCCAGTTTCAGGCAGTTGCAGATGGCCTTGGCATCGCCTGCATCAAGGTTAAAGCCATAGCCGATAGTCAGTTTACCTGCGGTGTCTCTGTAAGCCTGTAATCGCAGTCCTTCGTGCCTTCGGATCAAACTTGCTGTCAGCATAATCCTCCAAAAATCGAGGCTGGCATCCCCGCTCTAGTCGGTTGAGCCAGCCTCATTCTGCCTTGGTTCCTCTTAGGCGCGGGGTGCTGCCCCGGCCTGCTCATCCCCATTTATTCCGGGGATGCATCTCTAATTGCCTTGGCACGACCCCCATGTCACCGTGTATGTGGTACTCGCTGAAAGCGCTGCGGCAACATTTATGGAAATCGACGTGGTGTTACTTAATGCATTAATTCCCGTATATGTCGCAGAGTTTATGTTCACTGTGCAACTTGGATTCACTGATCGGGTGACACCTGGATTGATCGTAAAAATCGTTCCCGCAGCTAAAGTTCCGGTGCCGGTGGTGAATTGGACTTGACCGCCTAAAGAATTGCACGCATAACCGGCGGAGCAGGTTGGCGCAGATGCCCCCGTTCCGACCTGTGCTGAACCTCCAAGCGTGTAACTGGCGGTTCCACTACCCACAAAGGAAGTGAGTTGAGGAGTTGATGATGCTCCAATTGCGGTAATATTCCAAGAGCTTCCACCAACAGCATTTTGCGAACACAAAATCTTTAACTCTTGCCCTTCATTCGCACTCCATACATAGGAGTTTCCAGCCGACCCACCGTTGATGTTGTCCGGCGACGTCGAAGTAAAGGTGACGGTGAACCCATCATTGCCGTGTCGAAAAAGCGTGTATTCGAAATTGGTGAGATTAGTGCTGCCTGGATCGCAGCCGCCCATAACCGCGTTCACATTGGCCGTCAGTGGCCCGACGAAGGTTACATCGTGTTTGGTGATAAGACTTGGACCGCTCGTCCCGCTTACCGCTGTAGTGTTGTCATGCGATAGAAGCCCTGGATGAAATATCCCTATGATGGGGGTGCCTCCGTTGGCGAAGTAGTTATACAGGTCGCCATTTGAGTTACCGCAAAAAGGATAATGGTTAAATTGAGACTCGGTCTGGGTACTCGCTGTATTGAAGGAGAAACAGATGTTGTGATAGGCGTTGATTCGAAGAACCTCTGACGCTCCCGAATCGGGCGGAATAATCTGGCCGTTGGCTCCTCCAATGCTGAAGCACTGGTTATTGATAACGCACCATCCACCGGGCGCAATATAGCCGCTATTGGGGCCTAGATTATTCGAATTACCTGTCGATAAAGCACTTCCGTTAGTCATGGAAGGGATATATCGTCCGATGGAGCGAAAAGGGAAAGTCGAGTCACCATAAGATCGGGGAGCGATGTTGGTCTGATAAATCATCGGCGATGCCGCCTGAATCGCGTTATAGACAACTCTGTGGCCGCAATCGTTGTAATGTACGTTTCCGGCGAAGAGTTGCGGGCAATTAGGATTGTTTGCAGCGAAATAGGCTGGAACGAGCATCGGCGTGCGAATGTCCGCCATGACCAGGTTCCCGCCTTCCGCCTGAAATCCCGAAACAATCCCTGGAACCAAAGCGCTGATCGCCGCACTGTTCGCATCGTTCACGCCAGCATTGGGTGTAACGTTTGTTACCGTAAGATACGGCAGCGTTGAGGCTGTTCCGACCGGAAAGCTGTCAATCCCAATAAACTCCACAGGGTTACTGGCTGATGTTGCTGAGGTGATAACGCAATTCAGCGTGTGACTTCCCGCTGCTGCCGCGATCTCTGTGCGGAAGATCGATATCGATCCATTCGAGATAGCGATATAGGGAAAGAAATTTACGTTCTGGTAGGTTCCAGAATCAACGCGGCAGTTTGCCGTTCCCGCGTCCGAGTTATGCACAACAGCTTCCAGTGCGATAGGGTTGCCCGTCGTTGTAATTGAGCAGCTAAAGCTATTTCCGTTAGTGGTGCTGACTTCGCCCTTGTAATAGTTGGTGAAGTTGGTTGTATCGGCCGTCCATGAACCTGTGAGCGTACACGCGGGCGCAAGCGTTTGATATGTGCTTCCAGTTAGCTCAAAAAGCGCTATGGCGGCGCTCTCTGCGGCGGTAAAGTTCTGTTGGCACGCCGTAGTAGTTCCCCCGCAGGTTGCAGCATCGTTTATGCCGTAATTGATTAGTCCTACATATTGCGGCACGGCAGTATTCGCGTTTGGGTTCAGCGTGTTGGCTACATTGATGACACCATCTGTCGAGAGTGCTCCCAGGACACCTCCGTTGTACGTAGGCCCACCATGCGCGTTCGTGAGCAACCCGGCCCATGAATTAGGGTATAAATCGGCACCCCAATCGAACATCGTAGAATCGCCAAACATCTCGTTTGGCGCAAGATAAAGACTTGTCGCTGCCCCAAACGATCCCGCACTCACTCCCGCGACCTGAAGCGTCCCCGCTGGCCCTACGGAGCTGCCTCCGCTCGACGGTATATCGCAAGTCCCATCGCTTTTGAGATACCCCGAGCATGAACCAGATCCCCACAGAGGAACGATGTCGGAAAAAGCAGCATTGCGGGAAGCAGTCGTTGATGTATTGAACACAATCCCTGAAGTAGAAGGGAATGAAGACGGTGTACTGCATGTCCCGTCACTCTTTAAATACCCAGAGCATGTACCGCTTTGCCATAGAGGAACAATATCGGAGAAGGTAGCGTTGCGCGAGGCTGTTGTTGAGGTGTTGAAGACAATGCCGTTTGCGCCGGCAAAGATAGAAGGTAGCCGTGACGAGTTTAGAGTACCGCTCGTGATATTGCTGGCGTTGGTCGTATCTGTCGTAGCCGATGCAGCAAATGGATTTCCGTTCGTCTTTGTGCAGGTGATAGCTCCCCCATTCGCAAGAGAGCAGTCCCCACTCACGGTAGAACCTTGCACTGCCGTACCGTTCGCGGGGTATTGCGCGAATTGGCCTGCGGTTCCCGCATTGACGGTTCCGCTTCCTTGTCCGCTGCCGAAACCGATTTGCACATTCTTCCCAAGCTGCACCTGAGCGAGCAGCGAGGAAGCAAAAATAATCAGAACCAGTCCTGAGAGTTTCTTCATAATTACCATCCGATTGCCAAAATTTGAGGAGTTGCCGTGAAGCTGCCTTCATCGGTGCGCCGTTGCAGTTCCAGCAGCACGCCAGTGGTCGTGCAAGGTGAATTAACTGCCCAATCCTTCACGACGTTTGTCGAACCGCCGTTGTAATTCGTCGTCATAACGGTGAAGCAGGCGTTAGGAAAGGCCGTAGGAAAGTTGACGGTCTGCGTACAGTCTCCAGTGCATGGTGAGCCAGTCGCCCATTGCATCATCAGCCCGCTCGAAAGTGTTTGATAGCCTGAGGCTCCGGTAAATGGAACAGCAAGTGAGCAAGCAGCCCCGGCAGTGACTATGTTTCCGGCTGCATCGAATTTTGCGCAGTCGTTAGCAGATACCGAGCCTGTTGAATGCTGCAACTTCGATCCGTTCCCTTGGTTATCGCTTACAAAGCCGCCACCATTCAGGAAGATGCTTGTTGGATTGATGGTTCCTGGGTAGGCCACATATTGTGTAGTTGCCACCTTGGAGCTGCGATCACTGCTAGGTTGGGTAGTAGCCGTAATTCCATCCGGAAGGGAACTAGAACCCTGAACATTGTTTCCGTCTGCTGGGTAGATAGCTATCTGGTTTGCCGTACCTGAGCCAATCGCCCCAAGATTTAATGAAGCTGCTGCGGTAGCTGGGGTCGTTGTATCGAAAGTCCATGATGTAGGCGTTCCAAGAGCGCCGATGGTCACATGATTAGTTGGAAGGGTTCCGACATTAATCGTATGGGTGACGGTATTGATCGTGATCGAAGGATCGCAGGTAAGGCCGCTGCTTGTGCTGTTCGCTATCTGGATTGCGCCCGCAGTCGAGCAGGGAAATAGTGTTCCCGCATTGACGTTATCGACGCTCCAGATCGTCTCGCCTGTGGAGTCTTTCAGGATGAACTTGTAGGAGTTCGCTCCCAGCCAGATATTCGCGCCGCCAGCCGCATCAAGGATGATGGGGTTTGTATTCTGGCTCGTTCCTGTGCTGTCGGTGTAGGTCGCCTGAGGCGTCGTAGTGCCAGCAATATAGCTATAGAGCGAGCACGTAGCGCAAGGCCCTCCAGACCCCGTTACGAATGTAATGTACGGAATCGTAGCTGGCGCTACAGGCACCTGCGCAAAGCAGGAAAGACACAGTAATGGGAAGAGAAGTCGTAAGATTCGCTTCATTTGGCTCCTTATTTCAGGCATAAAAATGCCGCCCTGCGGCGGTATATATTTGGCAAGAGGATTTATGGAAAAATTCCTGCGTTGGCTATTTCCCGATTACTATTCAGAAGTGGCTGTTTGCCATTGGTGCAATGCGACTGTTTCGAAATCGAGAATGGTCCATACACCCGATGGGTGGTTTTGCAATGAGGAAGAAGCAACCCAATTTTGGCAATTGCGACAATCCTAACGAACGAGCTTCGATTTATTGGCATACCCAAGAGCCACAGAAGGCGCTCCTGGTGTCGGCTGTGGGGCCATGCTCATCGTCGGCGGTGAAATGATCCCTAAAAGCCGAGAGAGCGGATCGCCAAAGCCACGCTGATTCAAATAATGGTCGATGCGTGCGGCCACCGAGGTATCTTGTGCTGGAACCGCAGCGAGTTGGCTGATCGGCCTCTCTAAAGCGTTCTTGGTCGCGTCCCAAGCCGCCAACTGTGCTGGCGTCATATTCGGCTTCAGCTTGCTTTGCGCCGCGGTCAGGTCTTCTACCATCTGCGCCTGCTGCTCGGGGTTATAGGCCGCAACTGACTTCTGCGGGTTTGCCTGTAGCCCCTGAACGCCGCCATAGTCATAATTCGATACCGAATCCGTCTGCGGCATCATTAACTGCATCAGGTTCTGGAACTTATCGTTCCGCGTGTTCTGGAAGACGTGCGTTGCTTCATGGGCCGCCGTGGGCTTGTCGTACAGGCTTGGCCGCGTAACGCTGATCGTCGTTCCAGCGTTAGGGACATAGGCCACCGTGCCAATATCATTCCTTCCTTGAAGCTCCGGTAACTCTTGCCCCTGCTGAGTTTGAATCTGCCCGCTGATCCAACTCGGCTGGGCCGCCGCCGTCATCTGTTGCAGCGCAAACTTGTCTTTGGCCTTCTGCAATAGAGTGCGGTTGTCAGCCATCAATTCTCCCCAAAAGTTGTAGTTGGACTGTCTTTTCCGGTGCTACGCTGGTCTGCATGAAATTCTTAGCGCTTGTCCTGCTTCTCTCTTCTGCCGCCTTCGGCGCCCCGAGGTACTATCATTCGTCTGCTCCGGTGCATGTACGCTCCACAGTCACGAAGCGAGGCGTCTATAAGCCTGCATACGTCCGAACCGCTCCCGATCACACGCAGCGCAATAACTGGTCCAGTAAGCCCAATGTGAACCCCTATACCGGGAAGACGGGAACGAAGAGAGCGACAAAATGACAGAAACCGAAAAGCAAATCATGGCTCAACTCGCTCAAATCAGCAGGAGCATTGCTGCACTCGCAGCCGACCTGGCGCAAATCAAATCACAGTTGCAGGGGAATTCGCCTTCATCCAAGCATCGTGCTTGACTCTCTGCATATGTCCTACCATCGTCTCAGCAATGCTGAGAGCCGTGCTTGCAGTGTTGTAGTCGGTTTCGCCGATCACTCCCAGGATCTTACTTGCAAGGTCCCTAGGGTCGAGGGTTGTAGCGGCTAACGCCGCCGAATAAGGATTGTGCTCCATTTTTGAGGCTCCTATGAAAACCTTACTGCTTGCTTTGCTACTACTAAGTTCGTGCGCCTTCGGGCAAAAACTGCACGTCAAAATAATCAGCCATCGCATTGCGGGTCAGGAATACTCACGATACGTCCCGGGCATCGGATTCAATAATGGAAATGCAACAGCGAATTGCGGTGCGTATGGCAATAACGTCAACTGCTCAGGAGCCGCGAGCGGCCACAGTATCTATATGCCTGCCCATGTCGTGAATGATTATGTTAGGGACATTGATATGGTTTTGTTGCTTCCAGATGGGCGCAAAGCTTTTGTGGGCTGCCAAGATAGATTGAGGACTGCATGGAAACGACCTCATCTTTGCAAAAATCCAACAGCAGATGAAGCCGAGGCCGATTTCTCTGGAGAAAAAGTAAAGCTAAAATGGGGCGTCGGCATCGATGGGAAGAAAACAAAGTCTGAAACGTTCACCATTTACAGTGTCAAGGCGTCTGCGGAATCATCCCAACAATAGAAAAATTCCTAAATGCTATACTTTTAGTCCGAGGCTGCCATGCTTGAAGGACTTAGGAAAATCCTGCGCGAAATGTTCTTTATCGGTCTCGCCATCGGCGTCGTTTTGATATTTGTAAACGGTAAGGATTCGAATAATGGAACCTATTCCATTTTCAATGGATTATTATTGGGGTTGCTATTATCTCCCATTCCTTGGGCGATCTATCGCCTTATCCGCTTTATGTTTTTCCCACGGAAAAGCAACTTATTTCCCGCTTCCTAATCGAATTGCTCCTGCCTTCTCAGGAAGGGCAATCGGCCGATTCTTGCGCAACGCCTGCATTAGAGCCGCGATCCTCTCTCCTCCGCTCATCTCTGGATAATATGGCAATGGAATCTTGCCGCCAGCCTGTTCAGGCAGCAAAAGCCCCAAACGTTGCGCTCGGGTAGTCGCATCAATGCCAATTGCAGGGGCAGACGGAGCGGAAGGGGTGATCTCTGGCGACGGCATTTGAATCGGACCACGCTCAAGCAAACCTGCAAACCGAGGCGAAGCAGGAATAGGAAAAGGAGTTGCGGGTTGAACTTTTTGGAAGGCGCGAGAGATCATCGCATCTGAGCTGTTGCGGGCTTTGAGCGCACGCGATACAGCTATGTTTTGGGCTCCTTCGAGAACATCTCCAGGGCTTGCTGTAAGGACTCCTTTTGCAATCTTGCCAGCTCCGGCTACTGTAGATAGCTGCTCACTCAAGCTTTCAGGGGCTTGCCGGGCTGCGACCAACTGCCTCCCATAAAGTTCTTTTTCCATATTCGTCAAAGATCCATAAGCCTGTTTCAGTTGCGCGGCTCCCGGGCCTGAAACTTGTTCTAATTTGCTATAGAGCGCGTTTCTCAGGGCATTCGCTTCGGCAACAGTGGAGGATATTTCAGGATCGTTCATTGCGACCTGTTGCCCTACTTTGTTCTTCGTATAGTAGGTATTCAAATCCTTGTTTGCCGATTGCAGGAAATCCTCTGCATCATTGAGGGGGAGCGGGCGCCGATAGGTATCCGCAATAGCCTTTACCTTATCAACAAGGCCAGGATTCTGAAGGGCCGTGCGTTTGTCGATACTGTTCACCATTGCATCGGCAATCTGGTTCCCATCAACTGTAGCGCCCATCTGGCCCGCAGCCCCAAGACGCGATTGATATTGCTGCCATATACCTTTCTTGGCCAGTTGCGCTGCATCGATCGCATCATCAATTCCTGTAACCGGATGGCCAAGTTGCTGCTCTGCTGACTTCATAAGTGGCAAAGCTGTTCCGACATCCTTATTCCAGTTGATATTGTTCTTGGCTGGCTTGACAGCGCGGGTAATGAGTGACTCAGGAGGGCCATCCACTAAGGATGGAACCAATTTATTGCCTACCGTTTTCGCCTTCGTGATCGCGGAAGTTGCCGCATCGGTTAGCGCTGGGGCTGCGTCGGAAGCAGCGCGAAGCGCTCCGCCTGTAGCCTCACCGAGCGCCACATTCCCGAAAGTGCTCCCAGCTAGTTTAGTGCCAGCATATGCCGCCCCATGCTCCCCGCCACCGGCTTCCTTATAATCCTGAGCAGTTGCCCCGACCATCTGAGATATGGGGTTTTCTGGGTCTGTAGCTGACATATGGGGAATAGATTTAACTATTCCGGAAGCGGTATCTTCTGGATGGACAAAAGGTGATCCAATCGCGTGTACTACGCTTTTTAATCCCGTTTCAAGCAGTGGTTCATTTGGCGAAGTCTTTGTATTTTCATCAAATGATTTCTGGATGCTATTGCGGGTGTCGGTCGGGGGTACTACTGCATTCTGCACTGTTCCGCCATGCTGTGCGGCAAGCGCATCATAATCGACCGCAACCGTTCCGCCATGCTGCTGTGCCAGTTTATCGTAGTCGATGGTCGATGCGGCCATTATTGAATCCCCGCGTTCTTCTTGAAGGCATCTGCGGACTGCTGATCTTTGAAGATATAGACCTTCCCGTTAGGGGCTGTTACTGCAATTCCACTTGGATTCGCATTGCCTCCTGAAGATGCAGGCGAGCCATACATTCTTCCCAACACTGGATTGTTGCCGATACGTGAATTGATCTGAGAGCCGACTGCCCCCCGAATACCTTCAATTGCCGCAGCTCGCGCCTCTGGACTGGCATTCGCAGGGATGAGTTTCAACGCCTGCGCTCTTGATGTATCGCTGCCTTGACCTCCGCCCATCACCTTGGAGTAGTCGTCTGCAACACCTAGAAGGACAGAAGCATACTTCGCAATGGGGCCACTTCCAGTGGCAGCTTTCTCAACGTCTGCAATGCTGTTGAATATGGGAATCTGTTCGCCGGGGATATTCTTCGCCGCGTTAGCCAACTGATCCAGCGTTCCCCCTTTGTCCGTGAGCGATTTTGCGGAACCGAAGAAAGCAACATTTGCAGGAGATTTAGCCACTTGGAAGCCAGCATCCGCAGCCTGTGCGTTATATTGGCCGCCACTCAGGCGGTTGGCAGCAAATAGAGTCTTTGCAATGAAATCAGGTGTAGCGCCGCGGGCCTTAAGTTCAGAGAGAGTAGCGTCACCATTGACCAACAACTGAGCCGCGGCCTTGGGATCGCCCTGAGACAACGCCTGCCGCTGCGCAGCTAGTGCCATTTCACCCGGTAGCCGAGCGCTTTCCTCCTGTGCGGCCTTCGCGCCTACATAATCAGAGGCAGTTTTCCCCGGATGTTTCGCCAGCCAGTCATTCTGCTGAATGACGCCTTCAGATACCCCAGGAGCGCCCCCATTTTTCGCATAATAATCAAGCTCTGCCTGATTCTTTGCCGCCGCAGTCTGCGAAGCCTGCATTGCAGCCTGCTTTGCCGCATCGTCGGTGATTTGCGACTGCGCCATCAGCGTCTTACGGAAATGGTCGATCCCTTGACGAATAGCATTAGGATCGCCCGTCTGGGCAATCTGCTGCGCCGCCGCCGCATGTTGAGGGTCTAATACGCCCTGCTGCTGCAAAGATTGAACAGTGGACAGAAGAGTCTGCGGAAGTTGGGCATCAGGAACCTGCTTCGGATCAACGAGGGGAGCCAGAGCACCCGTAATGAGGTCGTTCTTCTTGAGTGTTGCGCCGACCTGCGCCAAAGCTCCTTGGCCTTGGTCCTTTACTTGAGTGGCAACTGCCGTCTGCTGATCGAGAATCTGTTTCTTCAATCCCATAACAGCGGTAGCCGAGCCGCCGTTCTTGATGACGAGCGCTGGCAGTTGGGTATAGTCCTTCCCATCCCAACTCTGCATTGCCGCAGTCATGGCCTTTTGGTCGTTCAACTGCTGCTGTTGCTGCTGAACCTGACCTGCACCCAACTGAGTCTGCTGCTGCAAGGCCTGCATCCGCAGCGGTGCTTCCTGCTGCTGCATGGCCAACTGCTGCTGCGAGGCACGTAGCTGCTGAAGCTGGCTATACTTAGATAACAAGTCAGGTTGCTGTGGAGTTTTGATATCGAGCGCTGGAAGCGGTATTGATCCCATAGTTGTCCTTTACTCGTACATATCCATTCCGGCTGTTGGAACCGTTCCCCCATAGCCACTCATGGAGTTCAGCAAAGCGAGATTTGTCAGGCTATTTGAAGCGCCGCTAAGACCGTTGCTGTAGGCATTTGCTGCCCCGACATAGCCTGAGGCCGTAGCCGCGCCTGCATTGGTGAGGTCTTGACCCTGCTGCGCTGCCGTTCCTGTAACAGTCCCAGCCTCGCTATTCGCCGCATTCTGCCCAAGCGTTGCCGCCGTAGTCGCCGCAGTCTGCCCTGATCCCGCAAGAGCAGCCAGTTTGTTGTACTGGTTCGTCTGGTCGGTGTTGTAGGCGTTGTAGTTGGTGTTATAGGTGCTCAGGGCGCGGTTGTAGACGTTGTTGTACTCGTTCGAGGCATAATCCTGCGCCTCATTGTTGAGTGCCTGCGCGGTGCCTCCGGTGACCACTCCACCCGCCGCCGCAGCCGATCGCTGGATTGCATCCTGCCCGAGTTGAAGTCTTGCCTGATAGCCGGGATCATTCTGCTCCGTCAGTCCAGTAGGCGCAGTGAAAGTCTGCCCATAAGGAGTGAGGAGGGAACCTTGTGCAACGCCTGACCCGTTAGCCGTTCCACCCGTACCAAGTCCGTATTGCAGGGCATTGAGGCCACCCGCCCCTGCCGCCGTATAAGGAGCGATTTGCGACTGCGCCGCGGTATCGGCGGCTTGCTGGATTCCGAGGGCTTGCGTACCAGCCGTGCCAGCGAGTTGCGAAGCCTGTTGAGCAGCAGCCGCTTGGGTAGCAGCGGCGTTCTCGGCTCCATTCGCGCCAATTGCACCCCCGACGATTGAACCGATTCCGCCAATGGCCGCAGCGCTTCCAATTCCCATATCAGTCTCCCAGCATCTTCGTAAAGATGCGATCCGTACACTTCATCCCCAGCCGCTCGAAAAGAGCCCCGTTGTCCTGGTGAACTTTTGTTGACATATAGAGCTTGACGACTCCGCGAACCTTCAGGCTCTCCATGACAGCAATTAGGAATTTCGCGCCAGCCCCACCACGTCTATACTTCGGTTGCAGATAGTAAACGTCCGTGTAGCACATCAATCCGGCATCTTTGTAATGGAGATGTTGCATCAGCATCCCGTAGTAGTAGCCGACTAAAACTCCATCTACTCTGGCCGTAACGAGGTGCAGAACGCCAGCGAGATCGCCATTTGCATATTTTGGCTCATCGACGCCCAGCGCTATCTCATTCTGATTGAGCGCTAGTGCCGCCCAATGTTCCGGCCAAATCTCCCGCATCTCATCGACGCAATCAGCCCATTTCTCTCGCTGAAAAGTAATCATTCAGCCACTCGTGCGATATCGCCAACTGTATTCAACTCGGAGACTTTGCTGTCAGGAACGCTCTTTCCCGTTTCATTCGAGATTGCCAAAAGCAAGTCAACAAACTCCAAGGAATCGATGTTCAAGTCTTCCAGCAGAGTGTTCTCATTCACCACCTGCCCGGTCTCGCGTTCGATCACATCCTCAATTGTCATAATCCCTTTCTAGGTAGCTGGAGTCTGCGCCGTGAGCAGGCCATTAGTGAAGGTCATGCTGCCTTGGGTACCGCCTACTGTGAGCGCTGCGGTAACAATCGTTGCAGTCAAGCCAGCGAGCCGTGCCGTGGCCAAAGTTCCCGAAGAGATGTTGGAAGCATCGCTAGCAAAGGTTTCTGCGTTGCTCTGGGCCATATTTGCTGCGGCTGTAGCAAAAGTCTCTGCGTTCGTCTGAGCGGTTGACGCGGCTCCATCTGCATAAGTCTCTGCATTGCCCTGCGCCGCCGCTGCCGCTCCCGCAGGGTCAAAGGCCGTAGCTGGCTCTATCGCAGCGGTGCCAAGGCGGTTGTTTGTTGCGCCTACGGGCATTACAACCGCGCCTTGCGCTAGTGTCGTAGCGGAGAACAATCCATCCGATTCCATCACGCCCGTATCGCTTATGTTTTGAAGCGTTACCCCGAGCCCTTCAGTTCTGGGAAGGACTCGCGTAGCAGGGTCGATATTGCCAATCAATTGCCCCGTCGAGTTCAGTCCGTTATTAAGTTTGGTATCCCACCCTATGAGAATCTGGATGAATGACCATGTAGCCATTCCATTTCCATCGACAATAGGAGAACGGCTTGGGATGAACGTAGATGCTGGCTTGAGCTGATTCGCCATCAGGAAAGCCTCAAGTAAGCATCGGTGATAGCCCACGGGATAGGGTCTGTGACAACCAACTCATAAACCCGACGCCGTCCATAGCCGAGGCGCTGCCATCTCACAAACGTGTCGTATTCTCCAGCCATCCCGCATCCACGAACATGCTCGTTCGACCAGGTACTTCCTGAATTGTTACTCCAACGAAGCATTGCCTGAGGGGGGCGGGGATTACCTTCTCCGTCAGTCAAAGGAGGCTGCGGCCCATTGCCAACATTGAAATCGACTTTCAACTCAGCATGAAAGGTTCTCTCCAGTTCGTTGTTGATCGTCGGTGAGCGCCGTAATCTGCGAATCAGAGAGCCGTTGTCGGTGAAGTAGTTCAGGTTCATCTCATAAAGATTGCCCGATCCCCAATCGCCAACAATATGCTTCCCAAAGGCATAAACATGGTTCCAACTCGGGTGAGGACCATACTTCGCCGTCTGCGGGAACCATTCGGCTCGTTTGTGCCAAAGGCTTTCTGCAACGTCATAAACCCATGTGCAATCGGTGCCGGGAATATAAAGCACCCAGAATAAATGCCCACCGTCCTGATAGGAATAGCTGACGATCTGCGATATCTGGGCGGTCGAATAAGAAGACAGGGAAGTTTCGACTGCATGAGTCGAAATCCTAAGAGGGGTATAACCGTTCGCCCTCCATGCCTGCCGCGCTCCGCGCTCGTCCTCGCTGATCCAGAAGATCGTATTGTCAACAAGACAAGGGCTGAACGTCGCCGCGCATCCGGTATCAATCAAGGCGCCGGGGATTACATCGAAAATCTCGAGCGTTCCCGTATCTTGATAAGGCTGTGAATGCTGGCTACCGAAGATCCAAAGTTCACGATGGCTAATCGCCATGGCAACGATGTTCTCTGGAAAGACTGAAACAGCATTGACCTGAATTCCCGGCCAAGTCGTTCCGTCCAAAATGGCCGATATCTGGAATTTATTGCTGTCCTCGAAGATGACGATGAAATAGCCGTCAGAATAGCCGCACTGAATTGGATTTCCAGCAAGTTGAGAAGTAACTTCGACCAATGCACTCGTCGCAAAGGTAAAGCAGTAAGCCTTTCCTGCACCGACAATTAGTAACTGGATGTTGCTGGCCGCGATGGATACCGAAAACCCGTCATTGTCGATCGATCCGAGTTCCGTCTTAGTTCCGTCCGTGGCAACCGAATAAAGCGTATCCGCAATGACCGAATACATCTGATCGCCTGTTTCATAACTTCCACGCGCTGGCCCATCATCTGATCCCGAGAATAAGACTAGACCCGGAGTGCCGAAGTAAGAGCGCTGCGCCTGAGCGCCTTGCGTCTCATTGGTTTCAGCGAACCAGTTGATACACTCCTCATCAGCCACATTGTTCGACTTCGCCGTATACGATGGGCCGATAAACCCGAACTTCATCGAGTAAGGCCATCCAGAAAGTTGAAGTCAGGTCGTCCGCTCCCGTTCGATTGGGTTGGCGAATCGCTCGCCAGTCGCGGCGAAGAGATATTGTTTACCTGAACTGCTTTGTTTGCAGCCTTCCACAACCCAATCAAAGAGGCCGACGCTTCGCGCTGGAATCCAGGGCCAATGCTGATCGCCAATTCATAAACGATCAGATCCCAATAAGCCGGGGGCATCGTGAAAGCTGCATCGTATGCGGTAAATTCTCCAAGAACCTCCCGCGTCTGAAGTCTGACCTGATGGGAAACAGTAGGAACGGGCCAGAAGAATATCTGTCCCAATGGCCAGCTAGGGGAGTAGTAATAATCGGTCGGAAGGGTGGAAGTCAGTCCTTTGATCCGGTTGTTCGCCCACCAGTCATCATCGCGTCGGTTCAGCGGTAACTCAACGCCAGGCGTCCCACTATCAAGAATCAGCCCGATGCTTTCTATAGTGACAGGCCGTTGGTTGGTGTCAAAATCTCCGCCCGGCCCGATGGTTGTGGGGTCAAGTGGATCATCCGGTGGATTCAATGTAAACAGCGTGAAATTCACGTTGTAGATCATCGTTTCCCGAGCGTTGTAGCGGTCGATGAGCCGCTGCAACTTCTGCAATACCCATGCCTGATCGTCATTCGACGGAGCTTCACCAGCGGCCAATGCGCCAATCTCCTGCATGGCCGCAGTGATGATATCGAGCGACTTTACCGTAATCGAGTTGGGAGCAGTCGGCATTTATTCGGCCTCTTTCCAGCCAATACGGAGAAGCCCATTGAGTTCCGCCTGATTCTTCGCAAACAGAACCTTCGGCTCGCCCTTATCTTGGGGGTAATAGACCTTCACTGGAAACTTAGGCTGCATTTGCAGGTCTTCCGGGGCCACGCTTGGGCGCTTCAGACTCGAAATCACTCAAGTCTTCAGGAGCGGCTTCGGGAATATGCGGCTTCGTCTTCCATCCCTGCTTTTCCGCGGCCTCAAACTCTTCCGGCGTATTCACTGCCTTATAGCGGTGCTCTTTGGTCTTGTCCTTCGGATGGAGATAGACCATCTTCGGAAAAGCTTGATGAGAAACAGACTTCACTGGAGGATTGTTGATGTCCAGAATCTTCATGTTAGGGCTGTCGAGGGCCTCTTGGTCGATTTCAAATGGCATAGATTCTCCTGAAAATCAGGGGCGTCGTAATGACCGCCCCTTGGGGTTAGCCGATTGCGTAGACGGTATAGGTTGGGTTGTCGCCCGTCGCCGTAATGACGAGCAGGAACTGCTTGGCAGTACCAGCGGCGACTGCACCGCTACCTACCAAAGTTCCACCCGCACCGACAGCAAGAGTGATGATGCCAGCACCACCAGCGCGGACATAGAATTTGATTCCATTGCCCGCGCCAGATGGAGGAGGAGCAATCCCAGGTTGCCCTGCCTGTCCACCTTCAATCTGAGGAACAAGCAAAGCCGCCGAAGGAAGGGTATCCGTCTCCGCGCCAGCCGCAGTATGAGTGATGAATCCACCCAATACATCCGATACCAGCAATGTATTGCCAGCAGCGTTGGAGTAAGTGACGGGGTTGATGTATTGGTTGATGAGCCCAGAGAAAGACAGATAATTTTTCTGAGGGGTGAAATCAACCACCGGTGAAGGTGTTGCCGTTTGGTTCGGTCCGCCGAATGCCATGATTGCCTACTTTCCTGCCAGAGCGACAGCGCCCTGATCGTTGTAGAGGTTGCCAAAGCCGAGGCACATATCGAAGCGATTAGTCATCTTCGATTCACGCTGATCCCATGCACGCACGAAGCGAACCGCCATACCCGTATCCGGGTCTTCGGTCTGCTCTGCCCGCTCCACAGCCTTGGGAACTTCCAACTTGCCGCCCGACATGGCGAAGGCGAACTTCGACAGGCCGAGTCCAACAGTTCCGGAAACTCCAGATGGATTGTCGGTGCCGGGCCAGATTGTGAAAGCTGAGCCGTCTGCCGGAAGGGCATCCACATTCTGATACTGCGAACCCGGGCCATAGATCGCCGGAGAAATGTTGATGGTGTCAGTCCCGCCGGTGAGCGTCACATCCGCCAAAACCGTGAAGGTCTGAGTAGACGAAATCACACGCCGCGTGCTGGGGTTGACGCCGTTCACATTGAGGATGGAGAACTTATCCCCCTGCTTGAACGTCTGCCCATTCGTTCCGGTTATGCTGAGGATATTTCCGGACTGATTCGCACCCGTCACCGTCACGCCGCCAGTTGCAGCAGTCCCAACGGTATGCCGATAGAGCGAGTTCGACCGATACCACTCCCAACCCACTGCCGTCCCGAGAACGCCCGAACGGAACATGCGGGAAATCTCCGGTGCCGGGTTGAACTGCGTAACGTTGGGAACAACATAGCTGCGCATCTGCGAGGCAGACACAATGAGATGCCGCGTCCCCTTCGGGCACGCCTTCTCATACAGGTATTCATCCGCAGCAGCAGCGAAATCAACCGTGGTTGAGTTGGTGCCAAGAGTACCAACCACGCCAGAGGCGTTCTGGTAAGCGAACTTGGCAGCGCGAGAATCTACTTCCTGAGCCAACTGAACAGCAGCGGGCTTCAGGTAGTTCTCTTCAAGTTCTTCCTGCGAACGCTCCATCTTGACGAGACGCTCGTAAGAGTCCCACTCAAAGTGAATGCCGAAGACCTGATCGAGGTTGATGGTGGTGGCCAAACGGTTGATGCCCTGAGGCTGATAGCCGAGGCCATTGGTTACGAGCCAGCGCTGAGGAAGCTTGACCTGTACAGACGATCCGACAGGGAAGTTCTTACCGAACTCCGACTCCCATTCCGTGTTGAAGCAACTGGCGACTTCGAGAGCATTCTGCAAAATCCACAGAATCTTCATCGAGACCCAATTTGTATCGAGAAATTGATTTGCCATGAGAACCTTTCATCGCTAGCTCTTCAGCTTCGCGATAGCTCTGCGATTGGCTTCCGCTTTGAAAGAACGGAAATCGTTCGCCTTGGCGGCCGCTTCCAAACTATCGGGAGGAGCCGCAGCGCGGCCACCTGCCTCTGAGGGTGGTTTCGGTGCCTGAGTTTTTGGTTTCACAGGAGGTTCTTCGGTTTTGGACGATTCGGCTTTCTTCCCGAGTTCATCTGCAATAAGGCTTTCCGTCAGCGCAATATATCGGATAGCTTTGCCGGGATTTTCTTTTGCCATCTTCGCGAAGGCCGCAAGGTCTTCTTTATTGCTCCCGATGGTATAAGCCAAATCGGCAAATATATCCGACTCGTCGATGAGTTGTTTCACGATTGGAGAAACATCTGCATCATTGACGATTGCATCAACAAACGGCCCTACTGCTTCATCGAAGTTTCCATATCGAGACTTTGCCTCTTCCACCTTTGATCGGGATCTCGCAACCATTTCCTGTTCAGCTTGCCGCTGTTGCCACTCCGCTCGCTCTTGGCGAGCTTCATATCGAGCCAAAGCCTTCGTAAACTCCTCATAAGTCTTGAACTTAGGAGTCCCGTCTGCATTTTGGTCTTCTGGAGTAGGTTCTTTCTCAGGGGTTTGCTGAACCGGTTTAGGTTCTGGCTTGGTGGGCGACGATTCCACCTTTGGCGTCTCTTTTCCAGCACCTTTGCGAATCTTCTCAATGGTGGCCTCAAGTTCAGCGATGCGATCCTCTGCGGTCTTCGCTTTTGGCTTGCGGTCGGTATTCTCCTGCGTCTTCTTTGGCGGTTCCGAGTCGCCTGCGGGTTTCGCCTCGCCCTCTTCAGGCTTTGGCTCGGATGAGGCTGCCGCTTCCTCGGTTTTCGGCTTGGGCAGTTCGCCCGTTTTTCTAAACTCTGCGCGTTGTTCGGCGGTGATATCCACCAAAGGCCCGCGACTAACATCCATTACCGGTACTTCGACTGCGGGTTGCGACTCCGCTACGACCGCTGCTGCTTCACTCATGGGTTTTCCTTTGTGCTCTTGCGCCGAGCAGGCGAGGTGCTACTAAACTTGTGCGGGCTGAGCTTCTGGCTGCGCTGCTTGCTGTTGCTGAGCATCCTGCGCACTCTGAGCTGACTGGTTCTGCGCAGCCTGCTCCTGAGCCTGTTGCTGCTGTTGAGCGCCTTGAGCCTGCAAGGCAACATCGTGAGCCTGATCGTGGAACTGCGCCTCAAGTTCGCGCCGATCTGCTTCGCGGTCGGACTCATTCTGCGCTTTCGTGTTAATCTCGGCGATGGTTATTTGCGCCAGAAGCTTTTTGTCTTCCAACGCCATATCAGCCTGCGATTGCGCGGCAATCTGTTGAAGCTTGCCTTGCGTCTCCCACATCTTGCCCTGCTTCTCCTGCGCTAATTGCTGGGCGGCCTGACCTGCTTCCTGCAACTGCTGCTGAAGGTGCGCAATCATCTGCTGCGCCTGTGGCGGAATCGGCTCCCCATCGCCTTGCGGATCAATGATCTTGGCCATTTCATCGCCAATCGGGCCAATGTCCTTCAGGGTTATCGCCTTGGCCAGCAAAGTAGCTTTAGCCTGGGGAGGAATCGGCAAATTCGGCAACTCTCCAAGCAACGTATCGACGAAATCACTAGCCTCTGCCCGCTGCGATTGGTACGACATGCCAGTAGAAATGGTCACATCGAAATCACCCTTCTGCGGGTCGAAGGCATCAGCAGGATCAATCGGTTGCTCAGTTGGTTGCTGTTCCGGCATCTGGCCAGCAGGTGCAACCGGCATCAAGCTATGCGAATCGTCTGGATTTCTCACGCCAACCTGACGGGGAGTATCCATCACCTTCGTAATCAACTCGTTGATCTGCCGACCAGCATTCTCAATGGCGCGGTCAAAATTGTCCGTGAAATGAAAAGAGCCAATCGCCTGTTGAGATTGAATCTTGTCCAGTGCCACGCCGGACTTCTCATTCTGCCGCTGCGCTGCGGTAGGCAGAGGAGTAATCCCCATCGAAGCCTGAATTGACCGTCTCCAGCTCTCCTTACTGATCTCATACGCCTGAGCATTGGGAGTGAACTGCGGACGAGTCGGCAATGGAAGAACCTGATTCGTGGCTCCATCTACCATGGGGTCAATCTGAAGGAACGACCGAGGCACCTTGTTTGCAGTGGCCCATGCATCTGCATCTGTCTCGAACTGTCCTACATACCCCACAAACGGCGCTCGGGGAGACATGCCAAACTCTTCTGCCTCTTGCGAAGCGATGTAGGCAAGCATCTTCTGTGGCCCACGCGCCAGCCGAATCATCGAGGCATACATGATCTTGATTTCGCTTCCGCGAGGAACCAGCATCTTCTTGCCAGTGACAGGGATGATCGGAATCCATGAACCGGGCCACTCGTTTGTCTCTAAAATTTCCAGCCCATTGGTTACATACTGTGTAACCTTGCCGCCTTCGCCATTCTCATCGTAATCATCAATGCGCCAGTATTCGGCCACGAGAATGTTTTCGGCCTGAAACCAATCTGGCGCCGCTTTTACATCCTCAGCCTCAAAACTCCGCTTCTCCGCATTCGGATACTTCTTCACGAAATCCCGTTTGCGCATCACATCCATAACAAAGCAGCGCTTCTGATCGCAAAAATCAGCCTCTTTAGCGTTGGGATCTAAAAGAACTGAGAGCGGGTTCTCGATGATCTTGATCCAGGGAGTAACTTCGTTTTCCTTTGAGATGATCTTCGTAGTTACTCGAAAGAATCCCATCCCGCAATTGATTGCGTTCTCAAAGGCATTTGTATAGGCGCTCTGAGCGTTCGACTTGTACTCAATGCCCTTGATGATGGCTGAGCGTTTCTGGGCATCAGCATCATTCGCGCCCGAACCAGTGGGATTGACCTTGATAGCTCTTTTGTTCTGCCGCAGGTTGTTAATTGTGGCATTGAGGTACTGCCCTAACTCGTCCGGCGACAGAACAGGGCGGTTATTGTCTTCCCGCTCCATCCGCGCATCTGCGTCCCATGGATCGCCAGAGACATATTTTAAGTCTGTCTTCCACTCATCATGGTTATCAGACCAGAAATCCCGGAAATAAGTGAAGTCCTCGCGGATTTCCCGCAAGAGCTCATCATTCTTTCCCCTTCCTCTCGATTCATCATCGCGTACCGGCTGCGAATCCACTACTTGCTATACCTCGAAACAACCTGCTTCTTTGGTCGCGCATGGTCGTAGCTATGCGCTTCGCCTTTGAGCTTCGAAACCTTGTTAGGAAGCTTCTTGCCCTTCGACGCAGCATTGAACTCATCTACATCCACACCTTTGGCCTCAAGTTCAGACTTATTGGCGTTGAAGAATCTTTCTTGTGCCTTCGATTTATAGGGCATTAATAACTCCTCCACCGCATAGAAGCATGAGATTTACTTCTCGCATTTGGGCTATTTCTCGCCATAACTCACCCATTGCAGGTTCATCGACGACTTCAGAAACCCATTCCATCCAATAATCTGGGAAGTTCATCCTCGCACCTCGTGAATCCTGCTCTCAGGCATCCAAACGCGGTTGCGCTCTACCTGGGCTTGCTCTTCGTAGATCGGTTGCGCTCCGCAGGAACGGGCGACTTCAGCCATCTCGTAAACATGCAGCGGGCTCGCCTTGAACTTCAGGTGAGGCCGCATGGCATCAAGCTTCTCCGACCGCTTGCGCTTGTCAGGCTCAGTAAGCAGCTTCTCGCGAAGATGATCATGATCCTGAATCAGCGAGGCAAGGAAGGCCAACATATCGCCGTCTTCGATGTGCGCCAGCGGGCAAACAATGGCGAAGTTCTCAACTCGGCGCTGCTCGTCCAGCATCATCGAGGCAGCATCCCATTCATCTTCAGTTGTTCAAAATTTGGCCGACCATCCTTGGTGCAGGCAGCAATTGCCTCAAACTTCTTCTTATCCGGCTGATAGGGAACGCTCATTAGGTAGCCGCTCCAGCCGCAGAATCTTTATCGCCCTTGATTCCCATGTGTTCGGCAATATGAGTCAAAACCTTCTTGCCTTCATCGGGGCCAAAAGTATGTTGCTCGGATTCTTTGTAAGGTCCACCATCGCTCTTGAAGCGGTGGGAAGCAATGATTCCACCATTCGCCGCTCGTTCTAGTTCAATCGAGCGCAGCTGAGCTTTTCCCTTCGGCGTTGACCTTGCATTTACATCCATTACCTCATGAAGGTTCATTTCTCCCCCAAGATACGGTTTGCTTTTGCACGAATCCGCGAAGCAGCCGATGAACTGAGCTTGCCAGCCTTGACCTGCTGAGTTGCTCTCGCCTTTGCATTGGCAGCATGGGAACGGTCGGGCATCGGATATTTACGCTCTCCGGGCTCGCCGAACTTACTTGCCGGGATCTTCTTGCGTGCTGACGCGTTTAACTTAGCCATATCAACTCCATATGCTTCCTTTCTCTAGTGGCCCTTCATTTCATCACTACCGTCCAAATTCTCCGATTCCTGAAATAGGGCAACCGCCAATATGTATATTCAGCGATTAAGTTGAGTTTTATGCGTAGGCACTCAGGCATCCACTGCGGCGCTTTAAAATGTATTTTCATGTCAACTCCATGCCGATCCTCTTTGCGGTGGCCCTTGCGGTTTAGGCTTGGGCGGTGAAACTTTCACTCCGAATGTCATTGCCCAAGCATCGCCAAGATCGGGCGAATCTACGCCGCGAGACCGCATCTCATCTTTTGTCTCCAGCATTATGGCTCCCGTTTTTGGGTGGTATCCATAATCGGGGCCTGTTAGATCGGTATCCATCTCAGGGTCATCGGGTATTTGGCCACCCTCTAACCAATCTCGGCCATCACCCCATACTTCAGCTCGCTTATTGAAATACTTGTGTGGATCGCTTGACGCTGCGCCGCCATGAAACTCCACCAGAACCATCTTGCGACCGTCAGGCCATGTACGCTTTCCATAGCCACGAGCAACCAAGAAATCTACCACCGCGCCGCCAATCCCATCGCCATCAATCACAACTGCGTCGGGCTTTTCTCGGTCGATGGCTTCCTGGACGCGCCCACCAAGAACCTGCGTATCCATCCCGTAAAAGACCGCTTGCGATTTACTCCCGCAGAATTCAGCCTTACGCCCTTGCCGCTTGAAGATTACTGAGCGATTGTCGCCGAACCTCGCCACATCGACACCAAGGATGACCGGCATTGTCTTGTAGCCTTCGACAACTCGTTTTCTTGCTCCTGAAACCAGTTCGCCAGAAATAAACTGTGTTGAGCCGCCTCTAGGAAACTCGCCACGTATGCGGACTCTTGCTCGGTCACTGTCCTCACCCCATTCTTTGATCTGGGCATCTAGCAGCGTCTTATTCGTGCCTTCTACGGTACGAGAGTCAATCTGGAACTTATGCCAGCGGTTCGCCCCGGTAATTGCTTTGTAAAACTCGCCTGTATTCCTTGTGGGGTTACCAAAGGCGATCCAGATGATCTCAGTATTCTCGTCACTCAGAACGCCTTCAGCGACTTCCCAGATAATGTCATCAATCGAGCTGGCCTCATCGAAGATAATGACAATGCGCTTGCCCTGATTGTGAAGACCAGCAAAGCCTTCCGTCTTCTGGACTGACCAAGTAATAAAGTCTGCCCGCCAGCCAGCTTGATGATTAGGGTCTTTGACTCTGATCGAGGTGGCATTGATATCCCACCAATGCGTATTCACGCCAAGCCGGAACCACTTCTGCACCTCTGGGGCTGTCTTTGTGGCAAGCTGCGTACCCGTACCAGCCGTGACTACCACTTTGCAGTCTTCACAGGTGCTCATGGCCCAATCAATGAGCATCCCAATTTCAGCGCTCTTGCCAATACCATGGCCAGAGGCTACGGCAATCTGAAGAGGCTGAAATCGGGTGTCAGGGTTAGAGAAATGACCTCTAACCAACTCATTGATATCATTCTGCCAAGTGCGCGGCCCTGGCGCGGGAAGCTTCTCACTCTCCCAAGGAAAGGCGTACCGCATGAACCCAACAGGATCGAGGCTGTAACTGCCTATATCTTGGGCTAGTTCTAACTCTTCAGCGACTAGACCAACCTTCATGCAGCAAGCAATTCCCTGAGCCTGCGTATTACCCTCTTACGCTCATGACATTGGACGCAAGGACTTCCGTCTTCTCTCGGACTCATGCACTCTGCACTTTCCGCTTCAAGTTCCTCTATATATTCCAACAATTTAGCGCTCAAATTCATTTCCCGGCCCTCTTCCTCGCCTCAGCGATAGCATCGGCCAAGTTTACGCTTATATCAGCCTCAATCGGCTGCGTTACCTTCCCTTCAATGCGGTC